GATGGGGCGCAGATTGAATTAGAACTTTTACCAATAGTAGGTTCAGGCTCAACTTCTTATAATTTATCTTTAAGTAAGGGAGATTATACCTTAACAGGCAAGGATGCTTCATTAACATTTTCGGCAGGTTCAGTTAGTTACTCAATAACTGCAAGTAAAGGTACTTATAGTTTAAGTGGTAAAGATGCTAACTTTAAAGTAGGTAAAAGTATTGCAAGTGAAAAAGGAAATTTTACACTTTCGGGCAAGGCTGCTGAATTTAAAGTAGGCAGAACTTTATCAAGTGAGAAAGGCGTTTATACATTATCAGGGAAAAACGCAGACTTTAAAGTAGGTAGAACATTATCTGCAAATAAAGGGGATTTTACACTTTCGGGAAAAGATGTTGATTTTAGAATAAGTAAAACATTAAGTGCAAGTAAAGGGACTTATACATTAAGTGGTAAGGATGCAAATTTAATTAAATCAGGTAGCACAATTAATTACTCTTTAACTGCAAATAAAAATGTATATAATTTAACGGGAAAAAATGTAACTTTGCAAATAAACTTTTTAATGGTTTACTATTATGTAAGTCCAAGTTTTAATCTTTATCGATTAAGAGTTTATAAAAGTGGTGTTTGGAAAAATGTAGTATTATACAAATATAAAAATAGTAATTGGAATGAGTTTACCAAATAATAAATTAACAATAGTTGTCGATAACCCTATTTGTGCAAATGCTAACGTAGAAAATAGTAATGCAAGTTATACTAATAGTGTACCGAGTGGAGGAACTTTAATACTACCTACTCAGGAAATACAAAACAATGGGGTTGCAAGTGGATTTATTCCAAGTGTAGGTACTATTAATGTAACTACTAATGCAGCACCAACAAGTTTTACAATAACAGGTAGAACGATTGATATAGTAGTCCCTGCGGGGTCAAGTCCAAGCGGTGTACAATTTCAGTTTCCAATCCCTATACAGCGTACATCATACAGAACAGGAGATGAAGGGTGGAGAGTTCAAAATGGTTGGTATGATTATACACCTCCTGCAATGCCTAAAGTAGTGGCTGAATTAGATTATACAATTACTAATTGGGCAGATACACTATCAAGTGCTTTAATAGTAAATGGAGTAAGTAGCACAAATAGATTTGTAGATGCTTTTGGTGCTAAAATAGCAGGTAGTGCAAGTGTTGTTATTGACAAATTACAAGGTGTTGCATTTACAAGAAGCACAATTAATAAAGCGAATTGGAATGCCGCAATAGATGATGCTTTGACGTATTCTGTAACTGTAAATTCAATAACATTTGCAGATTGGTATTGCGTAGGGTTAAATGACATACTACCAACAACAAGAATGGAGGCGAGTGTTGGGTTTGCACAATTAATAGATTTGTCTGCACAATTATTTATATTCTCAGGCAACGTATATACAGCAACTACTAATCCTGCAAATACTGCTCAAATGTGGCACGTTGTATTTTCATCTCGCAATTACACTGCGATTGACAAAACTTTTGGTATATCAGCAATTTATGTACACGATGCAAAAAATTTAATAACCGCACCATGATAATAGGTAATTTCAATAAACAAGATTTTAAAGTATATGTTGACTATTACTTTAGAGAAAACAACTTAGATGTTGGCAGACAATTAGGGTACTTTGACTTTAAAAATAATTGGGAAAAAGTCAGCACAAATACAGATTTAGAAAGTGTATTTGATGATGTTACTTTAGAAAGTTTAAACATTGAGGATTTAAATTATTTTACACCACCTCCATTAAGTCCTTACGCAGTTGTAATTCCTGAAATATATCAATGGGCATTCCCCGAGAATAAGTTTGTTTTAAGCGGTTTTGAAATACCATTAGACACACACAATAATGATAAGGTAGTAAATTTAGCTTATTTTATGTGGACTGAATTTAGGGCAGAATTAGACTCAGGTAATTACGAAGATTTAAAACGAGCATTGATGCCTTTGTGGGACTATGTAGAACTTCAAGTAATAAACAATAATTTAGTTATTTTATGATAGGTTTAATTTTATTTTTAGTATCAATATTTTTAGCAGGGGTTATTTACCCTATTGCGTTTACTTACTCAGTTGTTTTAACCCTCATTAAAAGTGGGTGGCATAGCTTAGATGAATATTTATTTAGATGTGCATTAGCGACAGACCAACATGCCAATAGTTTTTTAGCTAAATTATTCAATGATGTAATGATTAAAACAGGCGGTCATAAGTTTGGAAACCCCGATGAAACCATTAGTTCTGTAATTGGTAAAAATAAATTAATGGGTAAATTGTCATACTTTGGGAAAGTTTTAGATTTTATCTTACATTTGTTGGATAACAATCATAGTATAAAATCCATAGAACATGATGAAAATTTCCCTGAAAAAATGGATACAAGTAATACTAATGATAATTAAATTAGACGATAGATATAGATGATTTTCGATTGGCAATTTTTATTTGATAGTTTAAAAAAACAAGGCTTAATAGCTATCTTGTTGGGTGCGGTTATTTATCTACAATACAATGCTTATGAACGATTGAAAGATGAATTAAAAGCCGAGCAAAAAGAAATGAGATTAAAGTTAGAAAAACAAATTGAAGATTTAGAAATAAAATTATTAAATTGCGAGAAATCAAGAATTGAGGAATTATTAAGAATTAAACAATGAATTATTTAATCAACGAATTTTTAGAATTTTTAGCAAACTTAACTTTTATGTTAGCAGTCATGGGAGTTACATTCTTTGTGCTTACTTTCTTTGTTGAGTGCCTTTGTGCAGGAATATTACTTTACTTTTTAAAACCATTAATCAAAAGAATATGAGAGATATTAAATTCATCGTAGTGCATTGCACCGCAGGACAACCAAACCAAAAAACCGAAAGTATAAAAGACTATTGGAAAAGAGTTTTAAAATGGAAGTCAGTAGGTTATCACATTATTATAAATGAGGATGGAACTTGGGAAAGATTGTCAGAAGATATTAATCCGACTAATGGAGTTAAAGGTCATAACCATCACTCTATCCATATATGTTACAAAGGTGGTTTAAAAGGCGTAGATACTCGCACAGAGGCACAAAAAGTAACTTTAAGAGTTATCCTACAAGAGTATAAATTAAAGTATCGTAAGGCGTTTATATTAGGTCACAGAGATTTAAGTCCTGATTTAAACAAAGATGGTAAGATAAGTAAAAACGAATGGGTTAAAATTTGCCCTTGCTTTTCAGCAACTGAGGAATATAAATCATTGAACACTTTATGAAACTAACTAAAAAAACTAAAATATTAGGAATACTTAACATCGTATATCTATGTGTAATTGCTATTGAAGAGAGTAAGGCAATAGAGATGTTTCCTTTTGAAGATAATATAAAGCAAACTATTAAGGGAATTATACTTGTATTAGTTGGTGTACTTAACTTTGTTATTGCTCAATTAAAAATAAAATGAATATTTATTTAAAAACATTCTTAAAAGCACTTATTCTTATAAGTTTTATTGCTTTAATTTTATCGTCATGAAATACACACAAAGACAAATTAACATATTTAAAAAAATGCCTACTAAATTATTTTATTGGTTTGCTTATAGATTTATTTTATTACTATTAATACTTTCGTCTTGTAACGCATCAAAAAAGTGCGAACGTATAAGTAGTAAGGCAATTGCATTAAAGTGCTTTAAAAACGATACTATTAAGTTTTACGATACTACTTTCGGTCAGGTGTACGATACTTTCGTACAATTCAAAACTAATAATGAATTTGATACTCTATTTGTAGATAGTGGAGGGGTTAAAGTTAAGACTATAATCCGTTGGAAAACTAAAGAACTTTGGCAGACAATAACTAAGGATACTATCATAAAAGAGTTTTACAGGGTTAATAAGGTCATCACTAAAAAAGAAATACCTCAATGGACTAAGTGGATTTGGTTTGCGTTTATTATGATTTTAGTAGGTATTTATATCTCATTCAAAAAATAAATAAAAAAAAGTTTGGAAATTTAAAAAGTTTAATTAACTTTGCAAACGTAATCACACACGACAGATGATTAAGATATTAAACAAATTTATTGGGAGGGTTAAAAATAGTTCTAAACTATGGTGTAGTCGTGTGCACCACCCTCTTATATTTAACTACACACGAAATGAATTATTCAGAAAAACTTTCAACTCATAGTTGGAAACAAAAACGCAAAGAAATTTTATTGCGAGATGATTTTACATGTCAAGTTTGCGGACACAAAGACATTAAAAACGAAATCCATCATTCAATTTATTACCCTGATAAAGACCCATGGGATTATCCTAATGACAACTTAATTACACTTTGTAGAGTTTGTCATCAACAGGAGGAGGATTTAAAAGATTTTGATTTAGCATCATTAAGATATTTATTTTCAATAGGTATGTTAAGAACTGAATTAAACAATATAATTAGTAAGTTATCACAAGCAAATGATGATTTTAATAATAGAGAATTAATTAAAGAATTTATAGAACACATTAATAAATTTAAAATGTTTAAATAATTATGAGCGAAGATACTTTTAAAAATCGTACACAATTTAAGTTTTATAAAAGCTATTATGAACTTGCAAAAGAAATTGATAATGATAAAGACAGGGCAGAATATTTAATGGCAATTTGTGAATATCAATTTACAGGCATACAACCTGAGTTAAAGGGTATGACAAAGTTTGCTTTTTTAAGTCAAAAGCATTCACTTGAAAAACAAGTAGTTGGATTTAAAACTGCAACTGACCCTGATAGGATACCCCCTATGGATACCCCTGAGGGATACCCCGATAGCATACCCTTAGTGCATACCCCTAATGCAATAAAGAATAAAGAATATATAATAGATAATAATCAAGAAGAAAGTATTAAGGTAAATACAAAAATATTTATACCACCTACTTTGTCTGATGTACAATCTTATTTTGAATTAAACGGATATTCTTTAGAGTCTGCAAACAAAGCATTTAATTATTATGCAAGTGCAAATTGGGTAGATAGTAAGAATAATAAAATAAAGAATTGGAAACAAAAAATGATAGGGGTATGGTTTAAAGAAGAAAATAAGATTAAATTAGCAACCAAAAAAATAACACCGACTTATGGATAAACAATGTACGATATACAAAAACATATTTAATAAAGAACCTCACTTTATTACAATAGATGATTGCCTGAATAGAATTAAACAAGGCAGGTCAAAAAAACAAGTTGAATTGATTAGGTCAGCACTTGACAAAGAAAGGTCAAACGAACTTAAAAAGAATTTACCCTCAGTTTGTTTTTCAGGAATATTTAACGGAGAAAGAAAAGATGAATTGATTGTAAGTCATTCAGGTTTTATAGTTTTGGACTTTGATGATGTAGACGATGTTGAAACATTAAAGCATGAATTGATTGCTAAAGAGTTTATAAAAGCTACATGGGTTAGTCCCTCAGGCAATGGAGTTAAAGCATTAGTAAAGATTGCAAGTGGAGAGAAACACAAAGAACACTTTGCATCATTGCAGGAGTTGTTTCCACAAATAGATAGGTCAGGGGTTAATGTTGCAAGGGTGTGCTATGAAAGTTTTGATGATGATATTTTTATCAATGACAATGTAAAGCCATTCACAAAAACTAAGAAAATAGAAAGAGTTTTAGAAAAGGAAATAGATTTAGACTCAGGCAAAACATTTGATAAAATTTTAAAGTGGCTAACTAATAAAGGAGATGCGTTTGTAACAGGAGAAAGAAACCTATTTATATTTAAGTTAGCAAGTGCTTGTTGTCGATTTGGTTTATCTGATTACGATACTGAAAGGTTTATAAATAATTCAATCTTAATCAATGATAATTCATTTAGTAGTATTGAGGCACAACACGCTATAAGAAGTGCTTACAAATCAAATGCAAATAAGGCAGGAAGTGCATACTTTGAGAAAGATGTATTGATAGACAGGGTTAATAGAAGTGAAGTGCAGATAGACCCTCAGATATTTAACTTAGATGTAAAACCTAAAGATGTAATATTTGGAGAAGATGTAAAAGAGTCAGCATTAAAATTATATCATTCAGGGTATGAAAGTGCAGATACAACCGAAGTGCCTGAGTTAGATGAGTTTTGGAAGTGGAAAAAAGGGGAGATTACTTTATTGTCAGGAATTGGTAACTATGGTAAGTCAACATTTTTAAAATACATACTACTTATCAAGTCAATTAAGAAAGGTTGGAAGTGGGCATTGTTTGCACCTGAGGACTTTCCTGCACACGAGTTTTATCATGACTTAGTAGAGATGTATATTGGAGATGACTGCACACCTAAGAACTCTAACAGAGTATCAATAGAATTATATGAACAAGTTTATGATTGGATTAGTAAGCATTTTTTCTTTGTTTACCCTAAAGACATACTATCAACACCTGAGTATATCAAAGAAAGGTTTTTAGAGTTGATTATTAAAGAACAAGTTAATGGAGTTATAGTTGACCCGTTTAACCAAATGGATAATGACTATTCAAAAACAGGAGGTCGTGATGATAAATATTTAGAAGTGGTTTTGGCAGACTTTAAAAGGTTTGCACAAATTAACGATATACCTTTTATTGTAGTTGCACACCCTAAAGCAATAAGAAACAAAGACCCTCAGGGAAATTATGAATGCCCCGATGTATTCGACTTAGCAGGGGGCGCAATGTGGAACAATAAAATGGATAATATAATGATTTATCATAGACCATTCAGAGGCTCAGACCCTCAGGCAACTAATTGCGAACTACAAGTAAAGAAAATAAGACGTCAAAAGATTGTTGGAAGTGTTGGCACTTTAGATTTTAATTTAATCAAGTTTACAAGACGATATGCCTTTGCAAGTCAGATTGATTATGTTAAACAATTAGTAAGTGAAGAAGTAAACTTAGAAGATAACATAGAAAAATTACCTTTTTAATCATGGATATAATACAACTACTCAAAAAAGAACTACCCGATTGCCAAATTCAGCAACAAGACAACCTAATTTATGTATTTAAAGAGGGTAAAGCAACTCACTATGACTACAATTACCTTAATTATTTGTTTGAAAGTGGGCAATTAACTGAAAAAAATATAAAATTTATGTTGTTATTAATCAATAAGTTACCTTAAAAATAAAAATAATTTAAAAAATAATTTTTATTTATCAAAATAACTATTATCTTTGCTCTATGAATAACGAAAATCAAATAACAGAACAAATTAAATTTGCATTACATGACTTAACAAATGCAGCAGAAAACAATTCAAAAGGTTTTAACATTAATAGTGCAATAGCAGAAATTAATATTAATGGTATTAATTATCAAATTCAAGTACAATTTGTAGCAGATAAACAAATTTGGTGCGATGAATATGGAGTTAAGTTTTCAGAAATAGTAAGAATTCACAAATAACAATTAAACAATATGCAACAAACAATCCAACTAATCGACAAGGCTTTAGTAAAAGCAAACAATGACCTCAACAATCAAGAAATTGAGGTAAACTACACACCCGACTTCTTAATCGAGTTACTAACTGAACTTAAAGAAACATTAACACCTCAACAAAAAGTAGATGTTTATGAAATTCGTAGAGAGTATTCAAACAATATCGGAGAATGGGGTTACTACATTTACAAGAATAGCAACTATGTAGCAATGGCATTTAGTATTGAGTTAGCACAACACAAGTTAGAAGAGATTAAGAAAAACACTAAAGTTGAAGTAATGCACAGAGAGGAGGTAATCAGTGAGTAAGTCAGTATTTAATACCTTAGCGTCTATTGACTGCAATGGTAAAGTAGAAAAAAAGAACGGACTAACTTACCTTAGTTGGATATGGGCGTGGTCAGAAGTTAAAAAGGTTTATCCATCAGCAAATTACAGAGTAGTAAACTTTGATGGCAGACCTTACCTATTTGATGAACACTTAGGCTACTTAGTTCAGACCGAAGTAACCATTGATGGCGAAACTATCCCGATGCAGTTGCCTGTAATGGATAACATGAACAGGGCGCAAAGGCACATCGTATATCAGAAGTTTAATAAGGATATACAACCTGCTACAATGTTTGACATCAACACCGCAATAATGAGATGCCTGACTAAAAATTTAGCAATGTTTGGATTAGGTAGTTACATCTATGCAGGGGAGGACTTGCCAATGGTAGAAACTGAGGTGGACTTATCAGCTATTCAAACTAAAGTTGATAGTTGCACTACCTTAGATGAATTACAAATGTTATACGATAGCTTAGAACCATCAGAAAAAAGCAAAGCAAAGGCACTATTCACTAAAAAAAGAATACAAATCAATGGATAGAAAAGGAATGTTCACCGCAAGTCGAATAGGCGACTTGCTTGCAGGTGGCACAGGCAAAACTAAACTAAACTATATCTTTGATATTGCTTTAGATTTACATGGGTTAAAAAAAGAAGTAAGCACTAAAGCAATGGAACATGGCATAGTAAACGAAAGGTCAGCAATAGACATCTTAATATCTAAGCATGGAGGCAAAGCAAACTTAAACGAAGTGGGCGGTCAGACCTTTTATAAAGTGAATGACAAATTAGGGGCGACTCCCGATGCTTTAAGTAGCGAATGGGTAGGCGATGCTAAGTGCCAATTTAATATATTTAATTTTGTGGAACAGAACGATAAGTTAGCAAAGAAATACTACCTACAAGTCCATACTCAGATGATGGCTCTAAACGTAAATAAAGGCTATCTAATCAACTATCTAACTAAGCCTGAGCAATGGGGCGAAGATAATTGGACTGAGTATCCGTTTCCATTAGAGGATAGATTTTTTATTCATGAGATTGAAAGAGACGACTCAGTATGTGAGGAAATTTTACAAGCAGTAGAAACTAACCACCATTTAATAGATGTTGCCTTTCAGATGCAAGGCTCAGCAAGTTTAATGGATAGTGATGAGTTTTTTTATAGTCAGTTAGTAGGCAGACAAAGGTACTTAAAACTTAAAGAAGTTAATTGGGTAACTAATGAAAGAGAGGTTATAAGACATGAGTCAGAATTTTACGTTAAAAAATAAATAGGAATTTAATAAATAAATAATATATTTGCGACATGGGAAAAACAATATACTTAACAGAACAATTTGTAGACTGCATTGAAATGGATTGCGAAATCTACTACACAAGGGGCAAAGATGACGATGGGCAACCAATGGCAGAAATCGTCAAAGTAGTTACTAACTTGGAAGTTTACAAGCAAAGCAACAAGATTACAAAAATAGAGATGCAAATACCTTTCTTAGCGGATAGTTTACTATTTGAGGAGATTGCAGAGTTAGCTAATGAGGATTTGATGAGTCAGTTGCAGGATAGTTATACAGATTAAAAATATGAATACAATAAGAAAACAACAATTTGAATTTAGACCTGAGTTATATAATGACCATTTCCAAAATTACAAGCGTTACAATATCCCAAAAGCACAATTAATAATAGCAGATATACCTTATAATTTAGGTAATAATGCTTACGCCTCAAATCCAAGTTGGTATGAGGGTGGAGATAATAAAAATGGCGAAAGTCAATTGGCAGGTACAGAGTTTTTTGATACAGATAAAAACTTTAGAATTACTGAGTTTTTACATTTTTGCTCAACTATGTTAATGAAAGAACCAAAAGAAACAGGCAAAGCACCTTGTATGATTGTATTTTGCGCATTTGACCAACAATTTGAATTAATAGAAAAGGCAAAAAAATACGGCTTAAATAACTATATTAATTTAGTCTTTAGAAAAAACTTTAGCGCACAAGTATTAAAAGCAAATATGAGAGTAGTTGGTAATTGTGAGTATGCCGTAATTCTTTATCGTGATAAATTGCCAAAGTTTAATAATAATGGTAAAATGGTTTTTAATTGTATGGATTGGGTAAGAGATAGCGAAACTGAAAAAATACATCCGACTCAAAAACCAATCAAAGTATTAGAAAACTTAATTGAAATATTTACAGATAAGGGTGATGTAGTTATAGACCCTTGCGCAGGTAGTGGTTCAACATTAAGAGCAGCGATACAAAAAAACAGAAAGGCTTATGGGTTTGAAATTAAGAAAGATTTTTTTAAACTTGCAAAAACTAAGATGTTAAACAATATGCAACCTAAACTATTCTAATGAAACTAAAACTATGTAAGATATGTAAAGCGCAATACACACCTGTAAAACCATTGCAGGTTGTGTGTTCGCCAATTTGCTCAATAGAATACTCAAAGATACACCTACCCAAAGTAAAGATGACAGAGGCAAACCAAAAGCGTAAAGAAAACAAAGCTAAATTAAAGGACTTAGAGAACCTTAGTTATTGGAAAAAGATATTACAGGCACAGGTCAACTTGATTGTAAGGTTAATAGACAAAGGTTGTAATTGCATAAGTAGTGGGCGACCTTATAAAGATACAGACGAATGTGGGCATATGGCATCGAGAGGCTCAAACCCTGCTTTACAATTTAATTTATTCAATATGTACTCACAAAGTGTTCATGACAATCAGCACCTCAGCGGAAACCTTTTAGAGTATCGTGAAATGTTGGAAAAACTAAACATCTATGACTTATATTTAGAACAAAAGCGGAAATATCCAACATTGAAAATAACAAAAGAGGAAATAAAAGAGGCAATTCAGAACGCAAAAAGTGTAATTTTAGAATTAAAAATGCTAAATCAAGAAGAATTGTTGCCAAGAACGACTGAAAAAAGGGTTGAATTAAGGTTAAAATATCAAAAAAGATTAAATATTTATAAGTGAAGATGCTTGTATTTATTAGTGTTGTAGACTATTTTAAAAATAATTTAAAAAATATCTTGTTTATATGAATACTAACCCTATCTTTGTATCAACAATTAAGAAAAAAATATTATGACATCTACATTAACAATCGAAAAAAGAAACAAAGAAGTTGCATCTAAATTAAATAGTATTAATTATATTATCAAATCAGCACCTACAAAAGAAAAAGCATTTGAAAGATTAAGAGATATTTTATCAAGTGATATTAAGTTAGGATTTGGCGGTAGTCATATATGGTGCGCTAATGTAAAAAACGAAAGACTATTTATAATAACAGGATATTAAACAAAAGGGAGGGGCAACCCTCCCACTTTTAAACCCCAAACAATATGACAAAAGTAATAGAATTAAAAGACCTACATTGTGCATTAGGTCACATGACCTACAAGGTAAGCGGATTTGTTTCAGCCTACAAAGAAGATAACAAAGTAAAAGTTGAGGCGGTTAATCTTGATGTAGTAATACTTGACAATGTAGGAGAGCCAAACCAAATGTATAAGTTAAACGAAGTGCAAAAAGCAAACTTTGAAAACCGATTAAATCAGTATCCACAATTCCACCAATTTATTGAAACACAATTATGACACAATTAGACAGACAAATAGAAATCAATCAGCAACGACTATTAAGGTTGTATGCAAAGAAACATATTCAAGGAGAGTTCAACACCTTAGTAGACAATGAAAAGATTATCCAAGTAATTAATAGTGTAGTAGGAGTTGACATAACTAAACGATGTAGGTTTAAATGGTTTGTTATTGGGCGTACATTTTTCTACAAGATAATGAGAGAAAAAACTGACCGAAGTTTAAAAAACATTTCAGCCTTATTAATTAATCAAGACCACGCTACTTTGATACATCATTTGAATGACTTTGAGAATAGATATAGTTACGAGAAAGACTTTAGAAAGGCTTATGATGAAGTTGAAAAAAGAATAAAAACATTAAACCAAGTAGCAACATCATGAGCGACTCAACAATTTTCGGACAACTAATTAAACCTAAAAAAGTGGTTAAGTTAAATACTACAATAGCGAAAGAGTGCAAGTCATTTGAGTTATGGGTTAGATATATGCAGATTAAACACAGGGTAAGAATACAACTGAGTAATCAATGTTAATAAAATACTATAAAATATTAATTAAATATATTAGATTTGCAATGTGATGAAAAAACCAAACAACAAAAAGAACTGCGGTAGAAAGCCGATGCAATGGATAGACAAAAAAGGTCAGATACTAATTACTATTCCTAACTCAGTCATTAACGAGTTAGCCCCTGAGAGTGTTGCTGAGGATAAGAAGTATTTATTTGTAGGCAAACTATTAAGTGACAATATACAAGCCATTAAAAGCCAATTAAAATAGTTGCTAACCGATGATAACATATTAGCCATCTACAATTCTCCCGACCTTATCAAAGTATGTAAGAAGTTATATGATCAAGATTGGGAGGAGTTAAGGTCAATAGTTATCGAGCGAATAATCCACAAAACAGAATTAGAAAATACTAACATGATTGCTTACTCTATACAATGTGCTTATAATTCATTTAAGAACAACATTAAGAAAGATAGTTTAATGGTAAGCGGATTAAGTTTAGTAGGAATTGAAAACCCAAAAAGCGATATTGAATATAAGGAATATTTTGAGTTCGCATTAGATAAGTTGACCGAAAAAGTTAATCAAGACAAAAACGATTTTAAACGAATGTATTGGGCTAATATTTATGACATATTAATAATGCACAAAGGGAATATTTTAAAGGCTCAAAGGCAAATTAAACTACCTTACTTTGAAGTTCGCAAGGCGGTAAGAGAGTATGAAGAATATTTAAAAGATTATTTTAAAAACAAGATATGAAAACAATCGACTTCACACCAATAGAATTAAACGATGTAGAAGTGACATCAATAGTTTATGATAAAGGTCAGCACCACTACTTTAAAAAAGAGTACGACAATAGCCATATAAAGGGCGTAGAACAACAAAGTTACCTTTTTGAATACAACCCTATGATTGAACTATCAAAGTCTTTCTCAGACGATAAGTATTACGGAGTGTTTAGTTGGAAGTTTAATTATAAAACAGGGCATACTAAGAACACCTTATACAATGCAATGGTAAAAAAACACTTTAAAAGATACGACATTATAAATATTTGTCAGCCATTGCCTGAACTATATTTAGAGTTTACAGAAAAAAACCACAAAGGGTTTATGAAGTTGTTTAAAGTAATATGCAAGGAGTTAAATTTAGTAGTTGCAGAACCTAAGCACACGATATATGGAAACTTTTTTATTGCTAAAGGTAAAGTTTACAAAGAGTATATTGAAGTGTTAAAGAACGCTATTCAATTAATGGATAGTAAGTACACAGAGTTGGCGTTTAAGGATGCTAAGTATCAAAGTGGATTAAGTCCTGAGCAACTAAAACAAAGAACGGGATTGGATTATTATACATTTCACACCTTTATTTTAGAAAGGTTATTAAGTCTTTACATAGACAATAAAAGAATTAGCACATTAGACTTATGATAACCATAATAGTAATAACATTTAATGAAGAGTTTATCTTACCTCACTTCATCAAGTGGTATCGTGATAGGTTTCCTAATTGCAAGATAGTAGTGTATGACAATGAGAGTACCGATGGCACTAAGAACATTTGTCTATCAACTGAAAACCTCACTTACATACCTTACTACACAGGCAATAAGTTAAGCGACTCTACCTATTTAAAAATTAAGAATAACGCTTGGAAACATGCAGATACTGATTGGGTTATTGTATGTGATGCAGATGAGTTTTTGGAAGTTAATCCTGAGGACTTAAATACTAATCAAACACTATTCGAGAGTAAGGGATTTAATATGTGCAATGTGGATAATACAGACGATGTATGTAATATTAGACATGGAGTTGAGGCGGTGCAATATAATAAAATACTTTGCTTTAATAAGAAGTACATTAAAGATATTAATTATGGTGCAGGTTGCCACCACGCTGAACCGATAGGCGATGTAATATTTTCGAGTGTAAGACCAAAACTATTGCACATGAAGTTTATTAATGTTGACTTATTAGTTAACAAGTATAAATCTTATGCAAGTAGGTTATCAGAAGAGAATAAGGCAATGAGATGGGGTTATCATTACGAACAAGAAGAATGGAGAATTAGAGAGGAATTTAAAAACACTTTAAACATAGCAAAAATAATAAGATGAAACAGACCGCAACAGAATTTCTATTTAATAAACTTTGGGAAACACCTAAAGATAAATTAACTTGGCACGCTATATTAGAACAAGCAAATAAAATGTTTGAGGAACAACAATTTGATTTTTATATGAAAGGAAATTTTGAGGGGCGTGGCAATTATGAGGAGTCAACTAAAGAAGATTTTGAATTACAATACAAAAAAGAATATGACAAATAAAAGATTTAAAAAAATAGAACATTACTATCACTTAATTGAGGGGTGGTTCAACATGGAGGCTCAGTACTTAGAACTACTTGATGCAACACCTGAGGGTGGTACATTCGTGGAGTTAGGTTGTTACAAGGGTAAGTCAACTTCATTTATAGGGGTGGAAATACATAAGCAAAAAAGAGATATAAACTTCTTTGCAATAGATAGTTTTCAAGGTGCAACTAATAGCACAGACTTAAACGAAGTTAAAGCCTATGATGGTATTTCAGAAATAGAAGAGGCATACACTTACAATGTATCACTAATAGGCAATAAAATTAAAACGATTGTTTCCTTATCACATGAGGCATCACAATACTTTGATGATAAGTCAGTTGATGTTTTGTTCGTCGATGCTGGCCACAGCTATGAGGCAGTTAAAGCAGACATTGAGGCATGGCTACCTAAAATGAAACCTAATGGAATAATGGCAGGGCATGACTATACGGCATGGGAGGGAGTTAATAAAGCAGTCAAAGAAAAGTTTGGCACACCTCACAAAGTTGAGAATGATTGTTGGTTTATTTATTTAAGTAAATTATTTTAAATTATGAAAGAGATAGCAGACACAGGATTTTGGAATGGCGAAACTGCACACCACCACCATGTTCACTCAGAGAAATTAAGTGAATGGATTTGTAACTTTATAGAAGAAAAAGGGCAAATGAGTGTAGTAGATTATGGTTGTGGACTTGGACAATATTGTAAAGACATAAATGATTACTTTGGTAATTGGGTTTATATTTTAGGAGTTGAGGGAAATAAACCTAAACAAGCAGTTTATGACAATATAGTTGAGAAAGATTTAACAACTGAATTAGATGGTTTTAAATTATATCAAAGTGAGTTATCAATTAGTCTTGAAGTGGGTGAACATATACCTAAAGAGTTTATGTGTATTTACTTAGACAACATAACTAAACACACTAAGGAATACTTAATTACATCATGGGCAGTTCGTGGTCAGGAGGGTTTCGGTCATGTTAATTGCTTAGACAACCACGAGATAATACCTGAGTTTGAAAAGAGAGGTTTTGAATTAATGGAAAAGGAAACAGAAGATGCAAGGTCAGTAATAGAAGATAAGGCACATTGGTTTAAAAAAACTATTTTGATATTTAAAATAAAATAGTACTTTTGTATTAACGATGTCAATTAGTGTAAATGGTAACACCCAACAAGATTGGAATAAGAGTTCGAGTCCCTTATTGACATTTAATTTAAAATTATGAAAAAACAAGATATAGCAATTAAAGCATTGACTGAGTTTCCAAAATTAAGTAAGAACGCAATAGTAACTTATTTGTTAGAAACTTATCCAACTTATTTTGATGACTACGAAAACACACGCTCAATAGTCCGAAAGGTAACAGGCGCACAGGGTGAAAGTAGATTAAAATATAAAGTAGTAGACCATAAGCCTGATATTGAAACTCAATTTAACTTAGCTAAGTCTAAAGGCGAAAAAAGAAAGTTTATAGACTTACCGAAAGAGTATCACAATATTTTAATAATTAGTGACATCCACTTTCCGAACCACGATGTTAAAGCATTAGGTAAGGCGTTAGAATATGGTAAGGCTAATAACATTAATTGCATAGTAATCAATGGGGACTTATTAGATAACGAACCATTTACAAATCACGATGCACCACCACCCAATACAAGTGATGTAAGAGATTGGTTTCAGATGACAGAGGACTTTTTGGATATGTTAATAAGTGAGTTCAAGTGTCCAATATATTATATAGAGGGTAATCACGATAATTGGTACATGAGATACTTAATGAAAAAAGCACCTGTTTTATTTAACGACCAATACTATACACTTAGTGCAAGGTTAAAGCTAAGGGAAAAAGGTATTGTTTGGATACCACAAACAAGTGTATTAATGATAGGTAAGCTACCCGTGACACATGGTCACATGATTGTAAAAGGTTTCTTCAGTCCGGTAAATCCTGCAAAGGGAGTGTATAATAAGATTAAAGGTTCAATGTTAATCGGTCATTGTCATACAACCTCAGAACATAGTGAGAGTAACTTACAAGGGGATTTAAATACTACTTACTCAATCGGTTGTTTATGCACATTAGCCCCCGATTATGACCCGTTTAATTGCAAACATAATTTAGGATTTGCAAGAGTGATAGTACAAGAGAATGGTAACTATAGAGTAGAGAATAAAAGAATAGACCAAAAAACTTATGAAGTATATTAAAAAAACATTAGGATACTCTTTAGGGTACACTTGTTGTATAGTCTATGTATTTATGGTAGGATTAATGATTAAATATATTTTTGAATAATGAAAATAATATTAGGTCAATCGCAAGGGGTTAATTATCACAGGCTTTTTAATCCGTTTCAATACTTTAAAGTGGAGTTTGTTGCACAGGTTACCGAACCTGAGGACATCATAGTTTACAATGTAAGGGGCATACATCAAAGTTTACAATCAATTAAAGAACTTCAAATTAAAGGTAGTAAGGTATGGGTAGATATAGATGATTGGGTAGAGAGACCATTGTGGCATTCAAACAGACAACCTAATGAGTTAGAGATAACAAGTAATATAATTGCACACCTTAGAAACGCAGACATCGTTACAACGGCAAGTAAGAAGTTAAGAGATGAACTATATCGTCAGTTTAATATTCAATCAATCTTAGTTCACAATGCAATAACCACAGGAGGCACTCAAGTTGAGCATGAGTTATCATTCGGTTGGATAGGTACACTATCACATCACTTAGACCATAGGTTATTAGGAATACCTTTATTTCACAAATATAAAGCCTCAAGAGTATTAGGAGGGGCGTCAGGTTATGTACCTGAATATTGGGAACATTTACAAAGAATATGGTCAGGAAATTGGCAACATCAAGTCAAAGTATTAGAGGCGGTAAGTGTAGACGACTATATGGATATGTATGCTTTAATAGACTTTGCATTGCTACCGAGTTATGATGACCTTTATACATCGTGCAAATCAAATCTTAAGTTGTTAGAGAGTGCAGCCTCAGCAATTCCAATTATAACCAATGGAGGAACTTATAGCGATGTTAAACCTTATCAGGGCATCAGAGTTAATGGTGCGAAAGAATGGCGTAAGGCTATTGAGTTACTTATAAGAAGTGAACACCAACGAAACGAATATGCTTTAGGACTTCAAGATTATGCTAAGGATTACACGATGCAAAAGAGTTACGATTTAAGATGTCAAATAATTAATACTTTGTTAAATAAAAATTAAATAGTATATTTGCAATGTTCTATATTAATATTGAAATAAGCAAAGATAAACCAAAAGAGAAACCCAAACAGGTTACGGATAACGAACCAACACAAAATATAAAAACAACAAAATGACAGAAAAAATTTACTGCGGAAACGCTAAAACGATTGAAACTAAGTTCGGCAAAATGCTTAAAATTAGTTTTTCAAAATCAGACCTACAAGCATTGAACAAAGCAATGGAGGGTAAAGAGTGGGTTAATTGCAACCTAAAAAAGAAACAGACAATAGTAGAGGGTAAGCCTACTCACTATCTTGAAATAGATACTTATGTTAAACCAACGGACTCAAGAAGTCAAGTAAACGATAGCGAAAACTTGACAAATGATGAACTGCCATTTTGATTAACCGAACAACTTAATAAATACGGATGGAAAAAGATATGACATTTACTGAATACATTAAGACACAAGGTTACGAATTGATGCCACGAAAAGGAAACGCTGAGGACTTTTCTACAATGGCAGTAATGACTTCATATTATAAAAAAGACGATATAGTTATAGGTTGGGGATTAAGCGAAGTAGGTAAGCCTCCGACATTAACACATCCAAGATTATACACCTTAACAGAAACAGAAAATAAAACAATGTGGGTAAACAATGACGATGCTACTATTGAAAGAATAATGAAGTCAGTAAGTAATGAGGAACTATTAACAAGGATTGAAAACAATAAACTTAGATTTGAATTAAACTAATGGATAAACTATATTCAATACTATTATCTAAAGGTAAAGAAAGACTAATCTACATAGACCTAACTGAATTAGAAGTAAATGTAAAAAAAGATAAGTATAATGAACATCATTGTATAATAGTAGAACAAGAACAAGACAAAGGTATTCAAATAATAATTAAAAGTTAGTCATGCACCCAACAAGAATATTTAAAACACCCGAAGAATTAGAACAAGCATTTGAGCAATACAAAGAAAGCCTAAAAGAAGAGGCTAAACAATGGCTTAAAGTTCAATATGTAGGTAAGGACGGAGAGAGAGTAGCAGACCCTCAGAAAGTGCCTTATACATTAGAGGGATTTAAAAGGTTTTGTAGAAAGAATTACGGAGATGTTGAACAATACTTTTGGAATAAAGATAATTATTATAATGACTTTGTAGGTATCTGTTCGTACATTAAGAATGAGATAAGAGAAAACCAAATAACAGGAGGGTTGTTAGGGTTCTACAATCCAAGCATAACTCAAAGGTTAAACAACCTAACAGACAAGGTAGAAACAACTATTGTAGAACAACCTTTATTCCCCGAAACAGAAGAGTAGTGTTTAAGCATACCTCAGCAATAAAGAAGTTAAGACGATTAAAGAGCCGTACTAAGATAGTGCAGGGTTCAAGTAGTGCAGGAAAGACATACGGAATACTTGCAATACTAATTGATAGGGCAACAAAAAAAGATAAGTTAGAGATAAGTGTAGTTAGTGAAACAATCCCACATTTAAGGAGGGGTGCAATGAAAGACTTTCTTAAACTAATGGTATGGACTAATCGTTTTAATGAGGCTCATTGGAATAAAACATTATTAACTTACACCTTTGCAAATGGTTCTTACATTGAGTTTTTTAGTGCAGACCAAGAAACAAAGATAAGGGGTGCGAGGCGTGATATACTTTACATTAATGAGTGTAACAATATTCAGTTCGAAACTTACCACCAATTAAGCATAAGAACCAATAAAGAGATATGGTTAGATTATAACCCGAGTTCTGAATTTTGGGCACACACCGAATTGAAAGGCGAAGTAGATACTGACTTCATTATTATAACTTATCAAGACAATGAGGCATTAGACCAAGCTATTATCAAAGAGATAGAGAAAGCGAAAGTAAAAGGAGATACTTCGGACTATTGGCGTAATTGGTATCAAGTGTATGGATTAGGTCAGTTAGGTCAAGTACAAGGTACTATATTCACTAATTGGCATCAGATAGACAATGTTCCTCAGGAGGCAAAGTACATCGGGATTGGATTAGACTTTGGTTATAGCAATGACCCTACTGCAATAGTAATGGTTTATAAATGGAATAATGAATTTATCTTAGATGAGATAGCCTATCAAAAAGAATTAAGTAATAAAGCAATAGCAGACATTTTAAAGCCTTATGGTGGGTTGGTGGTATGTGACTCAGCCGAACCGAAATCAATAGCAGATTTAAGAAGTTATGGAATAAACGCAACACCATGCGTAAAGGGTAAGGACTCAATAATAAATGGCATACAAAAGATACAAGCATTAGATAGAATACATATTACTAAAAGGTCAACCAACTTAATCAAAGAGTTTAGGGGTTATGTTTGGAAAACTGATAGGAACGGAGTGGCATTGAATGAGCCTATTGATTTCCTAAATCATGGAGTTGATGCGATTAGATATATCCTTAGTCATGTCATAGTAAGTCCTAACTATGGTAAGTATCATTTAAGGTAACAATAAACATTAATTAAATTTGTTTTATAATAGATGACATTTAAAGACGTAACAATACTACAATTTCAAAAACTACAATCGGCTTTTAAACACTTTGATGGTAACGCTTATGAAGTAGGCATGGCAATACTCGACATATTTGAGGGTGTACCTAAAACCTTATCAAGTCAATGGCTCGTTAAAGACTTTGACAAAAGGTTAGCTAAGTATCAATTCTTAATCGATGCTGAGATGAAAGATAATGAATGGGTTAAAGAGTTTGAATTGAATGGTAAGGTTTATAAAGTTACTCAGCAAGTACACCATTGGAATGTTGAGCAATGGGTTTCAATGGGTACTTTAACCCAAGACCCTGATAAGATAATAGAGAATGTCCATTTGATATTAGCAACCTTATGCACAGACGAAAGAGATATAATGGATAGAGCAAATGAGTTTCAAAACGATTTAAGTATTGAGGTCGCTTATCCGATAGCGGTTTTTTTTTGCGCGGTTATGTTGAAATTTCACAACGATATGCCAAGCTATTTTCAGGAGGGGGAGTTAGTACTTGGTTTAGCTTAAAGTGGGGTTGGTATGATGTAATAATTAAAATGGTAGGCTTTGAAAAAAGGAATGAGATATTTAAGACGCCTATCTTTGAGTTCCTTAATCACATGGCATACTTGAAAGATGTTGATATATTTAAGACAGATATAAAATGAGTGCAGAAATAACAGAGAAAATTGCAGAAGTACTTAAAGAGTGGTCACAGGGTAGAATAGACAACGCTAAAGACTTATTAAAGTCACAGGCTATTCCTTATACAAGTCCACTTAATCAATCCATACAGACCACCGAACTAAAGGTACAAGGTTTAAACATCGGAATAGGATTTACTGCTAACGATTATTACATCTACATAGACGAGGGTGTTAAGGGTTTAAAGAATAGAGTTCAAAATAGTGGTGTGTTTTCATTTAAGACACCATTTCCAAGTAGGGATATGATTAAGAGTTTAGAAGATTATATCCCAAGATATGGAATAGTACCAAGTGGTGGTGGTAAAAAGGTAACAATACCTAAAAAAGAAAAGGCAGCAATAGGTATGGCTTATGCTATTAAACAAAAAGGTATCAAACAGAAACCCTTTTGGAAACCTACATTTAATGAGGCAGCGTTTAATGACTTAGCCGCAAGACTTGAAGAGGCATTAGGAGAGGACATCAATCTTACCTTAACTATTGAGTAGCAATAAATAACTATTAACTTTGTTTTATAGTTGTGGCAATTACAATCAATCAACAACCGAGCGGATTAGTATCGGCATTTAATCACATTGACTTCTTAGTCGATACAAATAATACTCAACCTATTTTCTCTTATCAGATTAAACCAATAGTAGGTGGCAACGCTATTGCTCAGTATGTTAAACCTAAATCAATCTATGGAAATAAGGCGCACTTTGATGCTCAAAGAACAATTCAAAACCAAGTTAGCTATGACATCACAGGAATAGTTAATAACACCACAGGCATTTATAAGGCAGCTAATGTGTTCAAAGAGTTCTATATTCAGTTTGCTGAGTTGTCAGGAACAACTAACACGAATGTTGCAAGTGGAAGTCCAAGCAATAGTAATACCTTAATAGCAGTTAATACTGCATTTGAATATGAGGATACTTTTAAGACTGATTATATTCGTGACTATGTAATAGATGCCTTTGCAAATAAGTACTTTTTAACAGGGTTGAGGGGTGGTTCAATCCGTATCGGTTCAAATGACTTCTTTG